TCATACCACATTCCATCTGTGTCCTGTGGTGTCCCGCTTGTTGTTGTTGAGCGTGTGTTGTCGGTGTGTAGTATATCGTTACCAGCTACAAAAAGAATCATATCAATCTCAAAGCCTTTTGATTTGTCTAAAATGCCTTGCATACCTTCTTTGGCTCTTTGTACTGCTATTTCTTGGTTGTATTCTTCGCCTGTTTCAAACACGGAACTTAACTTTCCGATGTGTAAATCTGCAATGTCAATAACTAATAAATGACCGTCACTACACTTATTGCGTTTTATCTCGGGATATTTAGGTGCAGCTTCCTTAACAATTTCTACAATACCTTGTTTAAGTATTTCAAAATCTTTGTGATTCTTGTTTTTGTAGTCTGGATTTGCAAAAAATAAAGATGCGTTTTTTGATTTTAACCAACCGTGTTTAACGTCTTGGTGGTCTATTCCCATTTCATTTGATTCCTCTTTTATTGCACGGTACTGTTGTACAATTTCATACTCCTCGCTTGTTATTCTCGGGCGAATCTTTGCCATAAATAAAGTATTGTGCGTTTGGAACGCTATTTAAACTTAAATGCAATAATAAGCAAAATAATTAATATCGCTATCGGTATCCAAATAGGGCGGTTTTTCTTGCGTTGTGTTTTTTGTTCTGATACTTTTACTTTAGTATCGTGTTTTACATCAATTTTATGCGTTCTAAAGGCATATCGTAATGAATCAGTATATTTCCTTAACTCGAATTTTAAACTATCCTTAAATCGTCTTATTTCAAGTCTTTGGTTAAAGCGTGTTTTCGGGTATAAAAATACGTTTTGTTTTACTATTGTATCTTTTTGGGTATAATAATATTGGAAAAACGAAGTGTCTTTAGTTTTGATTAAGACTGAATCTTTTTGATAGTAAGTCAATGTGTCGGTAACGTGTTCTATTTTACCGCCTTTCTTTTCGTATTTACGTAAGTGATATGAAGCTGAACAACTGAAAAGAAACCCCCAAGCTATTGCAGAAGCTACAATAAACAAAACTAATTTAGCAACATCTAAATGCGGGAAGTTTCCTTTTGTTGTCATAACTCTTTTTTAATGTTTTTAGCTTTTATAATTAAATCAACTGCTTTATTTAAAAATGAATAACCTTTTACCTTTTGAAATGATTCATCCATTGATTTAACCTCAATTGATATTAATACTAAAGCAATTAATTTAGTGAATAAGAAATCAACTGAAACAGCCATTTTTGTAAGTTCGTTTACAATAAAGAAATCAGAAGCGTAAACTAACATAGTTGCACCTACATAAGATAATACCTTAGGAACGAAACCATGTCTAAAAGTTTTGCTATTTACTTTTTCTTTTAGTTTTTTAGCCTTCCATATTCCAAAGCAAGTATCTATTATTGTGCTTAATGCAACGAGGATGATAATTCCTTTGATTGGTGCAAAGAAAAATATCAACCCCTGCAAAAAGTATGTGTAGTAAGATGCAACAAATGACTTCATTATGCGAATAAGTGTTTCGGATTGTTTGGTGTTATTGCGTTATCGAACTCAATCTCTAAGTCAGTCATAACGTCAACGTGGTAGCCATCTAAAAACGTAGCGGGTGTAATTACTTCCATATCTTCAATTACTGCTGGAGTGTCTACTATTTTACCTATGTAAACTACAGCGTGAGTACTTTGTGAGTACGTGTTTTGTTCGTTACCGTTTAAATCAGTTGTGTTAATCAAAACGCCTTTAGCTAATAAATCAGTAATGGCTGTATCGTGGTCGGTGTATATTAGTTTTGCTATCATATCGTTGTAAGTTGTGCAAGTTGTTTATTAGTTAATCGTGTTTTCCAAAGTGCAGTTGTATTTATATTTGTTTTTTGTTGCGTAAAACTGGCACCTAAAAATCCTAAATTAATTTCATTTGTTGCTGGAATTGTAGCACTTGTATCTACACCTACTTGGCTACCATTTACATAAAACACAATATTATTTAATTTATACCCAACTGCTATTTTATAATTTTGATTTGTAAGAGTTGTAAAAGGAATTTGGCAAACTAAAGCACCACTTGTAATAATAGTTAAATATAAAATATTGTTAAAAGTTTCAAAGAAAATTGAATTTGAAACAGCAGTATTAAATATTGATACAATACTACTTCCGCTATTTTGAGTATAATTAAAATCAACGAACAAAGTCCCCTCTGTTTGTCCTATCAAACTACTTATTCCCGTTTTACTAATCACATCAGCGTTACGTGTTACACTTGCTGAAGTTGTAGGAATGTAAGAAGTAGCGTAAGAACCAGCCTCGAGTTGCCAACCAAATAAATAACTTGTTCCCGTGTATGTACTTACTCTAAATATATTACCACTTGCTAAAGTGTCTGCACCGCTAATTGAACAACGATACCAACCATTTGCAAATTGTTCTATTTTAGGTGTTACTGTTCCAGTACTTCCAACAATTGTACCCGTGTTTAAATTAAAAGTAGTTGCGAATAAATTACCCGTAGTTACATTTTGATGGTATAATTGTATAGTATCATTAGTTCCCTTTTTTGCGAAAATACTTAATGTTAAACTTCCACTTCCTGAAGTACTTGTATAGCTGTCATTGAAGTTTGATGTTGTCGTAAATTTATCCGCATTGTTATTTCCGAATGGATCTAAAGTATCAGTTGTGTTTTCATCAACTGTAAATACACCGCCCGTAAAACTAAAAGCAAAACCGCTGATAAGTTTTTCGCTGTAAACAAAAAGATTCGTTCTTTGTGGCTCTACTAATATACTTGGACAAGTTCCGTTTGAATAGTCTAAACGTGGTACGTTACTCGCTACGCTTTCAATTAATCCAGCTGAATTAACTCTTGTTGCTGTGGTTGCTCTTGTTACGGTCATATCTCCCGCTCCATCGCTTGGAACTACTGAATACAATTTACTTGCCTTAGTTCCATTAGGAGTTATAACTAAACTCGCTGTATCTAATAAACTCATGATATAATGTCTAAATTATTAAGTGTTGTTAATAAGCAACTGTTTGCTTCAAATACTCCTGAATCTGCAGAAATTCTTACGCTAAAATCGTATGCTAATCCTCCTTCATTTCCTACAATCTCAGTCTCACCTGCATAACTTACGTAATGTGATGACCCCCAACCTATGGAATTATTAAAAGCACCTTGTCCCCAACCTATACCGTTGTTGTTTGCTCCTTGACCCCAGCCTATTGAATTGCTCATATATTAATAACTTTTATTTTTTAATTTGTTGTTATTTCTTTACTTGAGAAAGATATATTCTTAACTTCTTAATATTCTCCTCTTTTGGCTTATATTGTTTCATAAATACCAACCGATGTAATTATTTTTAGAATCAGGGTACATATCACCATTAGTATTTGAAGTGTACTCAGGAAACGTTGCGTTGTTAAAACAAATATAGTCGATGAATCTTTGCGTGTAATGTTGTGCAATACTACGCTCTTTTTCAACTATAAAATCAATCTCAGACTTCTCAACCGTTTCACTATTTTCGCTTTGGTGTTTGTAGATACCCTTATTAGCAATTGTGTAAGCACTAAAAGGCAAATACTCAACCATACTCCAATGGATTAGCATTGGCTTGATATATTTTCTTACTAAGTTTAAGTAAGCACCTGACAGGTCATCATTTATAATATCCTCTTGTATCTTTTCTAACAAGTCAGTACCTAAGAAATTCTGAATATGAGTGTCTTGTGCTATCTTACAGAACTGAATAAATTTATCAGTATCTATGTTACCGTTTAAAGCTGTAAACTTTACGATGTCATCTCTCGTTATTAATAGTGCTTCCATTATTGTGCGTCTATTGGTAAGTTTGTATTATCAGGGTGGAAACCTTTATTTGGCAAGTTGTTAGGTTGTATGCTAACTTGATAAGGATTAGTTACCTTAAAACCTCTTTTACTTGCTATCCCTGTTTGTATTTGTTTAGCGTTTGGATTAGTTACATCTATTCCTGAACCCTCAAAGGCTGCGAATGTTAAACGTTTGAATGAATGGTGACATCTTGGGCCTCCTTTGAATAGAAACACGTTGTAAGGCTCTCCATTATGCCCGAAACCGTCATTAACTATATTCGAGTTTACGTTAACTAAATCCTCTTTGCGATAAATCTTTTTAGCGTTCATCATAGTTTTGCAAAAGTCACGCTCAGGATTAGGATTACCAGCGTACTTATAACGAACTTTCCATTGAATACCGTTAATTACTTTATCTTGTTCACTCTTTGCGTTAGGAATTGCCTTAACCGCCTTTGCGAACTTTTGAAATAAGTTTTCTTTAGGTTTGTAGTTTTTCAACTGCTCGTCTAATTCGTCTTCTAAGTCGTAGTCAACATCTCTTTCATCAACTAAAACCCAACCTTCCATATCTTCATCTTCGCCTAAGTCAACTAAAGCATTTGCGTTAACTTGTTCAGAAAGTTCTGTACCCGTTTCCTCAGCTACTTGTTCGTCACTTTGTGCGTTTTCTAAGTCAGTAAATTCTAACGGTTGTAGTGTTTTAAAGTATGTTTTTAAAGTAATTCCGTTCTCAGCTAATATTTGGTCTATTGCTTCCAATATTTCCTCTTGGAATGGTCGTATAACCATGTTATCAAATAAGATAACTGAATTTTTTAACTCATCTGCATTAGAACTAAAGCCAGTCGAAGTAGCTACACCAAAAATTAAAGGTGATGTAACGCTATGTGATAGCATTACCTTACGCATACACTCTTCACTCAAGTATGTATAGTGTTCAGGTGCATCATTTAATGGAATAGCCTCAACAGTAGTTGCAGTTTCTTTGTTGTCATTAAACGCTGTTACAATACGCTTACCTTTCGAACCGCTTAGCTTACCTAATACTTTTGAATTGATGATTTGTTGTTGCTCCTCAGTAGGTACTCCGTTGTTAAAGTTAACGACCATTGTAGGGCTAAAACCGTTCTGTACTTCGTTGATTAAGTACTCAGCAATTTCCTCCTCAAGTAAAGCGTAAGGAATACCTCCTTTATAGTCTGGAAAACTAAAATACTTCATTCCTACCTCGTAAGGTTGAATCATTAATATCTTAACCTCCGAAGTTCCGAAACCAAAAGCATCTATTCTTTCAGGTACAAATTTCTTTACATCTTCCCAATTATCTGAATAGTAATAAGCCTCAATTTGTCCGTCTTTATTACATTTCTCAGGTCTCAATAAGTTAACAGGTATATGATACGCCTTAACTACTTTACCGCCTTTATAATGTACTTGAAACGCTGCCTGTCCTAACATCTTTCTGTCTATTGCAATCTTACGCAAACACGAAGGATTAAACATCGACATCATAGCAGCATACTCATTAGGCTTTCTATTTGCATCTAAAGCACTCAAACCCTTACCGTATATCAAACGAGAAATTGAATTGATTAAAGCGTTGTTTGTAGTCGAATTACGGTATCTCTCTAATAAGAAATCATAATATCCATTTTCCTCGCCTATCTCAACCCAATCATTACGGTTTGATTCCTTAACAATAGGTAGTTCGTATTGTGCTAATTGTATTGAATGTAAATTATTCATAAACTATAAATTCATTTGTTGTTGTGTTACTTACGTAAGTGTTATTGTTTACCGTAAATGTAACAGTATCTTGATTAGTGCAAAATATTTTATCCTTGTATTTGACCTCCGTTCCGTTTAAAAGTGTAATAGTGTAAAATCTATTTTCTTTTAAATCAAAAACCATGTCATAATTGTAGTAATAAGAACTTGCGTAAATATCACTCTCATCAATTACATAAGTTTCCGATGTGTTGTTTTCCTCATCATGTATAATCATAGTATCTATGATAGTATCACGTGGAATAAAACTAATAGTTTGAACGCTTGTACTTTCTTGTAATATAATCATATATATATAACTATCAAAGTACGTTTTTGTTTCAAATAAAAAAGGCGGAACTAATTAAAGAACCGCCTCATTTACGTATTTTAAGTATTATGCAGTAACAATAGAAGCACCGTCAAAAGCAGTAGCTAATGCAGTCTCACTTACTACATCAATCAAATTAGCAGGTAATGCTTCCATACCTACCAAAGTCAATGTAGAACCGTTGAAATCACCCATTGCAACACCCTCAGAAAGGTTAGCAGTAGTCAA